TTGAGATGGTGCAAGCCTCAGGAACGACAAAAATACGTGCTAATTCAACACCGCTAAATGTTTGATAATTGAAATTTCCGTATTGGGTTTGACCAGCAGGGATTGCCGTACCGCTTAACACCCCCATAAATGACCTTGACTTTGGTAACGTTTGATTCTCCCACAATCCACTTGTTGAATTATAGGTTAACGTTTGCCCATTGGTAGGTGAAGAGATGGAGACATCGTGAATCTCATTTAATTCATATCCATTTTGGACACGCACGTACATACGTCCTGCACTTCCATTATTGGCAGTTGTCACAAATCCAAGATATACAAGATGATTTGGAGCAGTTGGTTTGACATTGGTAATTGTCCCCGCCGTTGCTCCTAAATAGATAGCATCTCCATCCGCAAAAGTTGAAGTAGGTAAAATGCTTAATCCATCAAGTAACCCATTCACCATTATTAACCCCTTCTGATTTACACCTATTGATGTTGATACTACCAATCCAACGGTCTGAGCAGATGTCGCATCAGTTGAATTATAGGCAAGCTTCACGGTCAATCGGTCACCTTGTCCACCAAATGCGTATACTGGTTGTCCTCTTGTTATGGTAACTGAATCCGCATTGGTCACGTATGAAATCAATGTGTTTGGTGCAGTCCCAATTACTTGAAATCCATTTAGCGTAGTGTTGTAAATGCAGAACATTTCAGCACCATCTACAATGTCACCACCAATCAATGCACCGTTATTGTTTCGATATAAAGTTTTCGCACCAAGTGAATTGATGTTCAAAGTTGCTCCAGTTGTATTGCCAGTAGCGAATCGAATTAAGAAAGCATCTTGGTCACTCAATGAAGTGATACCGCTTATAGTGGTTGTATAAGTATCAGTGCCTGAAGTTATGCCGTGAGGTATACCACTCGCACCGCCAGTAATAGGCTTCCAAGTGTTGTCAGCTGCGAGATAATCCGTAGAGGCTGCAGGATCATTAGTGGTGTATTGTAGTTTTTTCATTAGTCTCCGATATATGGGATGTCACAAGCGTTCCATTCGTAATCAACTGTGATATCAATTGACAATTGAACACCAGTTAAGACGTGAGAAAATTCTTCAATAAAAGGTTGCGCACTAATTGGTTTACCCAACACAACAGACTCATCGAAGATTGTTCCATTTTCTAACATATTTACAAAGTCACCTGCAAGTTGAATGCACTCGCTCATTGATTGCCTCTGATATTCAGTCTTTTCTTGCTTGTCACGTGGTATGTCGGAAAAATAGACATCCCACGAATACGTCAATGATCCTGCATCAAATGAAAATGAAGTAGGGGTAACGTGCATCCAAGGCCATTCGCCTTCCTTTTCCAAATCCGCTTGTGAAATTTGGCCATGTGTGAACCTACGTATTAATGCGTGGCTATTCGCAAATTGCTCGAATTTACCAATGACTACGTTATAAGTGTAAAGTGATGATGCGCTCATATAGTTAAGTAGCTTTAATGGTTGTTTTTAGTCAGCAATTGCTTTTGGAAATTAAAATAATCAATGCGATAACTCAAGTGTGCAAAGATAGTTGAGGCTTGCGTGTTAGTGATGGCATCGAATTTAGTAATATCCCTATCAGCTAACTCCTCTATGACGTGAAACCATCCGTATTTACTTGAGAGTTCTGAGGTTGCAACGCCTCCTCCATCATCTCCATCGCCATCTTCAGATTCGTCATCACTTGTGAATCCAAAAACTGAAGCGAAGTGTTCACCAATTCTTTTTCGATAGTCGAAAAAAAAACCAACGCACCATTTGCAATTGATAACGGCATCTCGTTAAAGTCATCAGCGTTCTTCAGGTGTGCTGAAGTGTACGGTTCTATTACGTACTTATTGCCAAGCTGATTGCTGATTGGTCTATAAAGGATGGCAAGTATCTTGTTGAGGTTCTTTGGAAAGTCTTTGCAGTTGCTATCCAGGTCTAACCACTCACCAAAGCTAATGGCGTTAATGTCGGGTACAAATCCGTAGTCCTTCCATCTGTTTTGTTTTGAAGCTTGGGGTTGTTCGATTATCGAACGAAATGCATTTATTGCATTTTGCAATTGATCAGGTGCTAACTGCCTGACAAAGTCTTTGGACTGTCCGAGAATAGCGGACACTTGACCTACCTCATTACCTTCATTCGAGATGAAATCAACGTATTGTTTTACTGTGATGGTTGAATAGTCAAGTGATACTTTTATCTTATTCATTGTCGGGAAGTTTCTTTTCAAGTTCGGTAATCCATTCGGTGAAAAGTTCGGTGATTTTTGCCTTTGCTAATCTCTTGCGCTGTTCCTTTTGTTGTAACCACATCCCGAATAACACAGCGATTGTGAACGTTGATTGGGTAGCTGGGTTAACTTCTTTTTCTTCCATCAGTCTAATTTAATTTGATTTTCATTTATGATTTCGTAAAACTTTGTACGGAATTTATCCACACCATCCAGTTGTTCTGATGAAAGATTTTGGCTATTGTATTTCACCCAACTGCGTAACTCATTCTCCAACTCCCAAAATGTCACCCATAGTTTTCTTGACTGTTGGAACATTTGAAGTTCCTCATTGTCCTCATCCGTGAATTCGTATATAACTTTCATAACTTTTCAATTTCTTTTTTTACTTCTGTCCAATAATCTACGTCAACCCCTAGTTTATATTCGTTGTAATCATATTCACTATGTAAATTATTAGGGTCTGAATTTAAAATCTCATCCACTGCTATCAATGCACATCGTATAGCTGCCGTTGAAATAATATTCCTTTTTAAATATATATCAGCATCTTGCTGCCATTTCAACATTTTAAAATATATATGTTCAGCTTTTTCTTTTGGTGTCATAATTTGTAAAGTAGATTGCTTATAATTTGTCCGATATGATTATTTGCACTGGGTTGTCGGTATCTCCGACAATGGTATTACGTGCCTGCTTTGGTTTGAAGTATTCCAAAGTCTTTAGATAAAGTTCAGATGCTATCATTTTGTCTTCATCATTACGACTTGCCCATAGCTTATCTAAGAATGCATTGAACTGCTCCGCTTGTTGACCTGTGATAGATTCTCCAAGTGCCTCCCATTGCAAAGTCTTTTGACCTTTAGCACCTTGAGGCTTACCGTTTGGATTTCCCGATTTTCCTTTTTCAAATGGCATACGATTGAATTTTGTTGATACTTACAATTCTAATTTACTTTTGAAATGATTTATTAACTGCTCCATCTTATGATCGTAATACTTTGTGAACGTCAAGAATCCCTCCTTATCTGATTCCCATAGCTTATAAAGGATGTTTCTCAATCTTTGACCATTACTCTTGCGCTCTATCTCAAAGTCCGATTTTAAGTCATTAAGAATATCCCTTTCATTAGTAGCAAACTCCTCCTCTTTTATCGCGCAATAGACAAATGAATTCTGCAAAGAGAACAATTGACCTGCAGTTGCTGGAGTAAGTTCATTAGTGCCTATCACAATGGCCGTAGTTTTGTCTTTGCGTGACTTTATACTTTCAATTTGAGCAGGTAGTATAATCATATTTCAAAGTTACTAAATTATTTAAGATAAGACCTAATTATTTGGGTTTAATTTAATTACTTCAGTTATATACATAGTAAGGTTTTTAGGTGAAAAAAGATTGAAGCTACATTCAATCCAAATTCAATCCTATTTACTTATCTATTTAACTATAATTGATAAGTACTCATTGCCCAAAAGTTCCAGTTAGGTTCTGGCATTGATAGGTATCTTTACTTCCCTTCACCACTACGTTGCTCCTCAGCAGAGCGTAGATTATTTAATCAATGTTGTTCATCACTCAACAAATCTCTCGGATCTATTCCGATACCAAATCGAGTGATGGTTCTTTTCGCAATCGCTTTTATTTGCTACTTAATTATAGTTACATAGCAAGGGATTAAAACGGGAAAAAACCTTATTCAGATATTAAAAGAGAATGCCCCAATCATTATAACTGTTCAGGGTTAAAATGAAAGGGGCAATACTTGTAACTCCTGAACACTACAAAGATAGTGATTCAGTTAAATGGTTGCCTATAAAGTTAATCTTTAGTTTTGAACAATTCGACAATAGTCATTGCCAAAACAACTGGCCAACAAAACGCCGTAAACAACATACCTAAAATGTTCTCAAGAGTAAAACGTAGCGTTTGCTTTAGGATCATCACGGCCATCAGTCCAATAAGTAATAATCCTATCAGTAAATAGGACATAAAACAAAAATGTAGCAGGCTCATCATACTCCTGATTTTCTTGATTTTCTTCCACGCTTTTTGGGTTGTGGGGTTTGTTCTTCAGTAAGTAGCACCTCTTCACGCTTTAGCTGATTATTTAACTCGCTAATGATTTTGTTGATGCACGGAATGCAGCTGCTTGTTTTGGTATTCGTTCCTTTCATCAATGTGTCCAATTGCGTTAATAGCTTTCTATTGCCATCAGAAAGGACATTGGTGCGCTTTACCTCATCTACTAATTGCTTCGCTTGTTCTACGAGTTCCGCATCCACAATCTTTGGCCATTTACCCGCAGGACAATCCGCAAAGGTCATCTTTGTTTTAAGGTCAAGAAAACATCCGCAAGGCTTGAATGTCACTCCGTCTAGGGTTACGGGTTGTGCGAATGGATTTAACTTATTCAATGGCATCCCACACGTGCGAGTTGTGGAATTATATACCGGACACTCTATGCAGATATGCATCCGTTCATTTGCCATTTGCATAATCTTATTTATCATATTACAATAGCTTTTCTTATTTCGTTTTTAGCGTACTTAACAAAGTTATAGAGTGCCTTCTTAGGTATTCCAGTTTCATCTGATAAAGTCTGGTAGCTGAAATCATTTAAGGCATATAGATAAAAGACTTCACGCTCGAGCATTGGCAAACGTGAAATCAAGATATCCAACTGTTCATTGGTAATACGGTCACCTAACCACACCTCCACACTCTCGAAATCTCGAAGCTGCGATTCGGTTGGCTCATCACTCATCTGATTGAATTTTCTGATAGTGTTGTGGTAATGACTGCGATTACTCCAGTGCGCTATCTTAAGTGCGTGGTTTATATAATGCTCTGAATTTTTTATTGTTGATTTGTTTTCAAAGATGCACAATAGCGTGTCGTGCAGAAGGTCGTCCGCTTCATACACGTTACCACCACAAAGGTTGATTGCTAACCTTCTATGCTGCTCATATTGTGCCTTGGAAATAATCATCTATAATTTTTTGAGCTGCCTCAAATCCTTTTACATAAGTAGCGAAATACCCTCTTTTGTTCAGTTCTTTGATCCATTCCTTCTGCTCCTTACTAACCACACCCTTTTCGGTTTTGACTTCAATGAATAGGCCAAAGTATTTTCCATTTGGTTCACAAATTTGTAAGTCGGGAAAACCTTTTACATACCCAGTAGCCTTCATCTTGATTGCCTGCTTCATTGATGTGAACATTCCTCCTGCTGATGCGCAGTAAAGTGCATTTGGATAAGACATTTTGAGATACTGAATGATGGATTGTTGCAATCCTGCCTCACCTGCGAATGGTTTTTTCGCACGTGGCTTCATCGAATGTAGTATTTTACCTTTCACGCATCTAATTTAAGACGCATTTTTGACATTCGTATAAAAAAAAATGCATCTTGGAAGGCCCGTAAACATTGAAAAACTAAAAATAATTTGATAAAACTATTGACAAATCAAAATTTATTTATACATTTGTCAAACAAACAACGAAAAAAACAAACACAATGACACACACACAAATTTCAAAATCATCAAAAATGTATAGCAGACTTTTTGACCATTGCCAAAAGCAGTACAAAAACGTCAAAGAAATTCAAAAAGCGTACATTCAAAACAATCAAGTGTATGCTATTGATTATCTTACTACTTGCGGCATTATTTCAATCGCATCAGGCACATACGACTTCGACAAAGTAATAGTTTTCAATTAGTACCCCAAGGAGGGGTGCGGCTCTTCAACGCGCATCACTAAACATTAAAAAACAAAAAAAAAACAATATGTATCAAGTACACATCAAAGAAGGCATTAACGCCGAAGTTCGTAACTACGAATCACTTTCTCAAGCTAACCGCTATGTAATCGAAAAGGCATCATCAATGGATCTTCATTACGGTTACGATGCAGACGGATGGGCATTTGCTCACGATGGCGAAGAAAGACCAAATACTGAAATATTTATTTTTCAAGTGATATGAAGATGGAAAAGAAATGGATCATAACCTGCTCACCTGATGAGTTGACAATGATAACTTGCGCCGTCAAGTATTGGAACGAACGTCAACAAAATTCATCATTTAGCATTGAGCAACGCAAAGAAGTAGAAGACACAATCAATAAAGCACAATACAAATGGGAACTATAAACTTAACATATCCACGCAAGTTTATATGCGTACAATCTGCGAGTTATCCAAGTGAGCAACTTGACTTTAATGCAATTGCTCAACACATTGCGGATGCGTCACCTCGCAAACCATTTGAACGGATGGAGGCACTGCTTAAAGAAAAAACCTACAAAAGATGAGTCAGTTTTACGATGAATATTCAGCTGATGCAGAACGTGAACAAAAGCAATGTTTGTATCAATACTGGAAGGAGTTTGAAACTGGCAAGCCTCTATCGTATCGTGAACGCAAAAAAGAGGAATATGAATTGAGTCAGGGAAGGCTTATCACAGTTGCTTACAAAGGTGTAATGATGCACATTGACTTCGAAACGGATTTAGAAAAAGAATATCAATCAATAATTAATAAACAAAACAAGATGAAAACATCAAAAATCAAGTCCATCCAAGCTGATGGCACCTGGAACGAGTACTTCAAGTTTGAAGTAGAAATGGAAAACGGAGATGTTGGAGGTACATTGTCCAAATCACAGACACCACCTTACAAAGTTGGTGACGAAAGAAATTACGAGTACACGCAGAAAGGAAAGTTTTGGAACATCAAGTTTTTAGCCGATGCCAAACCAGCGTGGGGTGCAGGTGCTGCTCCCAAATCTTATGGCAAAAGTCCTGAAGATAAAGCAGACATCGCACGTGCAGTAGCTTTGAAGGCTGCAGTTGATCTCCACAAAGGTGAAGGTGAGCCAATGGAAAAGCAAATAGGTATCATTTGCGCAACTGCTCAGGCATTTGAAGTGTACCTTACCACTGGAGATAATCCGTACAAAGATGCGATTATGGATGGTAAAATGTCAAACGCTGATGACCTCCCTTTTTAAGGGGGGTTGTCACTTTTGATGACCCGAAAGAATTTATTACTTACTTAAGAAAAAATTATGAAATTTAGAACCCTAATTAAAACCCATTTCGCCAATACGCAGGAATTTGCAAGGGCAATGGAAGTGACTTGGCCAACTGGCAGGAAATACGAAAGCTATCCGTTAACGATGTCAATTCATCACATTGAGAAACTATCCAAGCTTATTAACGTTGACAAATGCGAACTCATTGAATTGGCAGTTGCTGAAAACGAAAACGAACACGAACCTGTAAATTATTTGTAAGATGAAAAAGAAAAAAACGGCGGTGCAATGGTTAGCGGAACAACTAATACCAAATGCGATGAGAATGTTTGACGCAAAAACTTGCAATGCTATTGAAAAAGCACTCCAAATGGAACGTGAGCAGATTGAGGATGCTTATTACGAAGGAAAAGAGTATGGATTTAAAGAACAAGGAGAGCAATACTACAACGAAACATACGGAGGTCAAGATGAATGAGATGATATTTCACACAATAACCGCAATCGAAAAACAACTTGCGCATCTTCGTGAATTGGTGGTTAATCAACCTGAAGAAATTAAAGTTATTGAAGAAACCAAAGTAATTGATGACATCATTATTACTGCCTGCAAAGATTTGATGAACGTGAAATATAGTGACATTCAAAGTCGCACACGCAAAAGAGATGTAGTTGATGCACGTTGTATAGTAATTGCATTCAATTATTTTACCACCAAAAAAACATTAACTGATATTGGTGCTCCAGTTGGTGTGGATCATTCAACCGTGCTTCACTCACTCAAAAAGTTCTGCGACCTTTATCGGATAGATGGCCAATGGAGATTCCTTGTAAATGATTTTTTTAACTCATTTGAGAAAAATGGCTATAATTGCAACACAACTAAACTAATGCTTGAAAATGGACATCAATACTTTAATCTCAGAGGTTCGCTTACTAAACGAGAGAGTGAGCCAGTTGGAGAATCAATTGAACAACCAACAAACAAAATTGAGAGAATGTCGTTTCATTGCGCCATCTCTTGAGGAGGTCGCCGATTACTTTCTCGAACGTATGCCAACTGCCAACTCCGAAGATGCGCTCCATTTCGCAGATGTTTTTATCAGTCATTACACCAACACAGGTTGGAAGTACGGAAAGAATAAAATGAAAGACTGGAAGGCAGCAGTGAGATCAGCTTGGGACTTAACTAAATTTGTAACAACTAAAAACAATCACAATGACACAATTGGTCGTATACAACGAGATAGCCTACAACAGTGGGTTAACGCATAACGAAAAGGCATACATAACCAGTCTCGAATCTTCGAAGATTTGTGACATAACGCTCTCAATTTTCAAGCAATCAATCGCCTATGGAATAGTCCTTTATGGCATCAAGAATCTTCCATCCGATGAGGAAACGAATATTCTTTATGTGACAATGCAGACGCATTATCCATACCTTACAACGGGCGAAATGGCTCTCGCTTTCCAACTTAATGCAGTTGGTCAAGAATGGCAAAGAATCGAATCATTTAATATCATGTCGGTAGCGTTTCTTTCTGATGTGCTGAAATCGTACAATGATTTTAAGATGAAAACGAATCTTGCACTTGACAAAAAGAAAGCAAAGATAGAGCTTCCATCTAACACAAGTGATGAGCCAGTAGATTGGACTGATACCTTCAATGAGGACATCCGACTATGGAGAGAAAACAAAAGAGATTTTGTATTGATGCTTGCACCTATGAAAGTCCGCACATTCTATGATAAGAAGATAATTAGAGATGAGATGTGGTCAGATGACGATTGGAAAAAGTGGCAATTTATGGCATACAAAAAGACATTGGATGCTCAATCAATCAGTGCATACAAGGCAAAGAGACTTGATAAATTAAGTAGGCAAAAGTTTAAAGATGACTACCAGTGTGAATTATCTCGACTTATCTATTCGGATATAATGGATAGTCATATCTTACAACAAAAAATAAAGGATGGGTTATGAGGCACGGCTCATTGTTTAGCGGAATTGGTGGCTTTGATTTAGCTGCCGAGTGGATGGGATGGAAGAATATATTTCATTGCGAATGGATGCCTTTTCCAAGACAAGTATTACATTATCATTTTCCAAAATCAATTAGTTATGAAGACATCACAAAGACAGATTTCACTATTCACCGAGGATCAATTGATATTCTCACAGGCGGATTCCCTTGTCAACCCTACTCAAGTGCAGGAAAACGACTTGGGAAAGAGGACGAGCGACATCTCTGGCCGCATATGCTTAGAGCAATTCAAGAGATTAAACCAACCTACGTTGTGGGCGAAAACGTTCGTGGAATTACTAATTGGAACGGGGGAGTGGTCTTCGAAGAAGTGTGCGCTGACTTGGAAGCTTGTGGGTACGAAGTACAACCGATACTATTGCCAGCTTGTTCCGTTGGTGCGCCACACCGAAGAGATAGAGTTTGGTTCGTTGCTACCAACACCACGAGCAAGAGATTGGAAAGGATGCGAGGGAAGGAGAGGAGATATTCCGAGTTACATAGAGGATGTAATGGAATTGAAAACTGGCAAAACTTCCCAACTCAATCCCCGATTTGTGGCGGAGATGATGGGCTTCCCTTCCGATTGGACGGAATTACCTTTTCTAAATGGAGACAAGAATCAATAAAGGGTTATGGAAATGCAATAGTTCCACAAGTTGCATATCATATTTTTAACGTAATACAAATGATGGATGAAAATTGAATTCCACGAAAAGCAAATAGCAGCTCTCAACGCATTGGCAATTGATAGCGACATCAAGCAGGTCTTATATGGCGGAGGTGTTGGTGGAGGGAAAAGTTTTCTCGGTTGCGACTGGCAAATAAAAAGACGGTTAAAGTACCCAGGTACCCGAGGCCTCATTGGTCGTGCAGAACTTAAGAAGTTGCGATTAAGTACAATGCAAACATTCTTTGAACTTTGCGCTCATCACAATCTTATCGCAGGAAAACACTATACATACAACGGTCAAGACCATGTCATCAATTGGTACAATGGAAGTCAAACGATACTAATGGACTTAGCTGATATGCCATCAGATACTGAGTTCCAGCGTTTTGGATCGATTGAATTAACTGATTATTTTGTAGACGAGGCGGGGGAAGTGAGTGAAAAATGCGTGAATATCTTGGCATCACGTGTGAGATACAAGCTAATCAATGACAAACCAAAGGGACTATTGACCTGCAACCCACACAAAGGTTGGTTGTATAGAGAGTTCTTTGACGCTAAACGTAGTGGACTAATTAGGTTGGACCGTGAATTTATCCAAGCCTTACCAACGGACAATCCCCACGTGTCACCAGTGTATCTTGAATCTCTTTTATTGCTGCCTGAAGTGGACCGCAAAAGACTTTTGGAAGGGGATTGGGATTACGATGAGACAAAAGATAGACTTTATGAGTACGATGATTTGTTAAGATGTTTCCGCACACCTGCCAATTCAAACGTTGATAAATTTATAACTGCCGACATTGCTCGAATGGGTGACGATAGGACAGTTATAGTTGTGTGGAATGGGTTACACGCTGAAACATTTGTAGTCTTGAAACACAAACCTATTAATGAGGTTGTGGACACCATTAATCAGTTGGTAAAAAGTCACGGTGTAAAGCTATCCAATGTGCTATGTGATGAAGATGGAATCGGAGGGGGAGCGGTTGATTATTTGCGTTGCAAGGGGTTTCTTAACGGATCAAAATCGGTGCGAGATAACTATATGAATCTCAAAAGTGATTGCTATTTCAAGCTTGGCGAACTCATCACAAATAATTTGATAACATTTGAATCAACTCACAAAGATACAATCGTCAAAGAACTGGAGATGATAAGACGTGAAAAGATTGATAGTGATGGGAAATTGAGAGTGACCAATAAAGAAGATTTGAAGAAACGTCACGGAATATCTCCTGACTTTGCAGACGCAATAATGATGCGTGCGTTTTATGAATTAAAAAAGAACTTTGGTAAATACGCATTCGCATAGATTTTTATTTATATTTGCAACAACTAAAAAAACAATATGGAACTAAACAAACTAATCAAGATGCAGGCGGAAAGCTACGCATCATTTGGAAACGATGACGACATGAGCGGCTCTGCTTATTTCGCCTTTATGGCTGGTGCTAAATACGCACTTGAATTAATCAGCAAACAAATCAATGATGAGTTATGATTAACAAAAAACAAAGTAGTGTTGAGTTTATATTCAATGCTTTCAACTTACTATCAGATGCCGACTTCAAAGCGTGGATGCTGAATAATCACGATGATATTAAAGCAATGCACATGAGAGAAATTGTTGATTCATACGTATATGGAGCAGCATATAACATAGATATAAAAAATGGATTGAGTCCGATTAATTACTACAAAGAAAAATTTGAGAAATGAAAAACAAAATTACCCACAATGACCACGAAAAATTAAAGGTGCTTAACCTACTTATGTGGTTACAAGCTTCGTTGTATGCAGCTGATGAATGTGAAACTGTCAAATGGTTTTACAACCATCAAACGAAAATGCTGATGAAGCGACTCAATGAGTCCATTCAAAAGGAACACGGCAAGACAATAACCGAATTGTGGAATGTTGACGGTGCTATACTACCTGATATTACTCGGCAGTTGGATGACTTTACTTATGAGATGGCAACGTACGGATATTGGATGTTACCCGAATTGACTAAGTTAATCCAGAATGCAAAGGAAGAAAGTGAAAAAGTGGAGGTGGTGAATGACTATTCCATTT